ATAACCATCTGTTGTGTAATCGCACTCTCCGATTCAAAGTACAGAACACCAGCTTCTGGATTTGCATCTAGAAACTGTTTTACCATACCCATCACAAAGAATGTTTTACCAGTTGCAGATTCGCCTGCAACAGCAGTAATCTTGTTTGATGGCAATCCACCATAGATACTGCCGCTCAGTAGTGCATTGAAAATGTAACTACCTGTATCAATAAACGAGTCTACATCACCAGCCTCCACACCTTCTGATACAAGTGCAGCATATTCGTTGCCTGCTGTCTTGGCAATATCTTTTAGAAAATCCATACTTAAATATCTCCTTCTTCTCTGTTCTCAGAACGAAATGCTTCAAATCCGTCTGGATATCTTGCCTCTAGTTTTTCTATATTCATATAGATAACATCTTCAAGAGTAGTATCTAGTGCAATACATCCTTGTGCGAGATACCAAAGAATATCACCCATCTCACGTTTTAGGTGATAGATGGTGTGTTCATCCATAGGCTTACCTTGGAATACACATTTCTTTACAATCTCTGTGAACTCACCACCTTCTGCACAAATACCTAGTGCAGCGGTAATCAGTCGCTCTGGTTTCACAGAACCTTCAGTCATCTCATCAATAATATCTAGTGAGTCTGAAAATGCTTGTGGGTCTTTTGATTCATCGCTTGTTACTTCGTCAACAAAACGAGTATAGTCGAGTAGAAAGTCTTTATCCATTACGAATCTCCAAAGGTAGCGTTATAAGTGTTGTACACTATAACAGATAATTTGTGGTTTGTCAATGACTTTTAACCTAAGAGTCCTTTATTTGGTAAGGCAATACCACTCGTTTGTTGCGTCCAACCATTTGCAATCTCTTCTGCTGTTTCGATAACATACAGAACAGAATTTTTAGGGAAAGTGAAATCTCCCTTTGGTTCAATACCTGTCATACTTATTCCGTTGACAAGCCCTACGCCCTGTTGTGTGACTTGTACCATTCTAGGACGATTGATGATAACACCAGTAAAGTCATCAAGTACAAGTTTACCTACAATCTCTGCTCCGTTGTTTAGTACAACGGTAACTATTGTTCCTTTATTCATTTCATATTACCTTATAATATCAATGTTAGCGTTTCTGTTCCACACTTCAACTTCAGTTCTGATTCTATCATCAGACTTGAGAGACTCATATCGGTTGACTGCTTTCTTTCTCCACCAATCAACTAGAGCATCAAACTCAAATCTGTCATAGTTTTCTTTCTTTTCCAAAGTATCAGTTTCTAAATTCAAATATTCTTTTACATTTGAATATCCATAATCCGACATGAATTGTCGTTTTTGTTCTGTCAATCCTTTTGCTTCTTGAAAGACATTAACAAACTTTTTGTATTCTTCTGGTTCTGCATCTTTCAATGATGCCTTGATAATCGAAACCATCTTAGTTTGTGTTTTAAGTTTTCTTGATGAAGCATTATCATCAACAAGAGACTCACCACCATTTCTTTCTCTAAACCAATCATTCAAACTACGAAAGTTATTATCATTGATAAGAGGTGCAAAGTCAGATTCGGTCAGTCCTTTAAATCTAAGAATAGGTTTCATACCATCATACATAGATGCAGATTTAGATGAACCATAAAGTGATGTTGTCTCAAACATACAGAATGGGCCACCATACTTTTTATCCAAAGTTTCTCTTGCAAGATGTGAACAACACATTGCTGCAAGAAGTTTACCACCAAGATAATTAAACCCAAATGGTTGAGTTGGTACAATAGTAAACCCCATGATTGTGGAGTCATTAAATCTTTTCATAACATCTTTGTTCATGGTGTCTAGAGGTTTGCCTAAGAACAAGTTACGAGGTTTTGAATTGATTGTTGGTGAACCAAAGCGAATAAATCCAACAATCTTGTTGGAGTTCTTTTCATACACAATCCACTTGAGAGACTTGCCTGGGATAGATGCTTCGACAGCATGTGAAGTCACAATCTCCAAGTAATTAACAAACACTTCTGTAGGAACTTCTTTGACTGCAAATTCCATGTCATTTGGATGAATGTTAAAGTCATCAAACATATCATCTTCAGGCCCCATGCCAGGCAAAGACACTGGATAGTTTGCCATACGTTCCAACTTCACACGCCTTAGATAATCATCAATACGTCCAAAGTTAGAAAAATAGTCTACGAATACATTCGCAGCATAAATGGCATCTGTTCTATTCAATATCATGCAAAGAAATCCTCAAGTGTCATCTGTGTTCCATAAGAACGGTCGATGTTCCAACCAATCTGATTCATAATAAATGTCAGAGGTTCAACAAACGCCTTATCGAACTGTGTATCATAGTCCAAATATTGATGAATGTCAAGCTCTTTTGGAAGTTTCGTAATAAACGAAATTACATTGGATTGCATTCTATTTGGTGTTCTCATGTTGAGAAACTTAATCTTGTCACCCTCTTGTATAAGAGGATACTTGTTAGTCAGCTTCTGTTGACGAACAAAGTGGTTGTAAAGGATAGCACCCTTACAGTGCATTGGTGTACCCTTTTTAAAGATAGAACTACTATCCGACCAGTTATGAATACCATTTACTGAACGAGGGAAGGCAATATCCTCTGGTTCAAGTTTCATAAACTCTTTACGAAAATCTTGAATAAAGTCATTCACATCTTTTTCTGTACCAGACATGATAACCTTTAGACATTCCTTAATCTTTTCACGGCAAGGTGCAGGCGTTGATGATTTGACTGCCTCGATACCCATAATCTTCAGAGATGGTTCTTTGTAACGAACACCTTCAACATCCCAAGCATTTAAGATGTATCGTTTCTTTGCAGTCCAGATGCCTTTGTCAGCGATTACCTCACGCTTCATCTGCATCTTCTGGTCGTATGCGTTTACATACGAAGCAAGAGCTTCGTAACTATTATTAATAAACGGTTCAATTTTATCTTGAGCCACTCTATCAAGGAAGTCCACACACCGCCTCGTATAATCACCTTCCGACTCATCACTTCTCTTTTCAAGCACACTGTCAACCAGCTTGTCAAAAGTAATATATACCGAATCCGTATCGCTTGCAATGACATAATCTACCCCTTCTGTTTTTAAAACTTTGTTTAAATACAAGTTCAAAGATTTCTCAATCCAACGAATTGAAAGCTGTCCAGAAGTTGTGATACCTTCTGCAATCTTCAAATCATAATACCTAAACCATTCGTTACCAATCGCACCATAAGCAGAGTTTAATGAAATCTTTCTCGCCATCTGAATGTTATTGAAACGAGAAACATCATTCAGATATTTTCTATCCTTTGTGTTTTCATATTGTTGTTTTGCATCAAGCATCTTCTTTTTGTAGATGGTACGTTCATCGTACATCGTCTGCATCATCTCAGGCAAGAAACCTTGAAAGTCCTTGTTGAACATTGCACCGTTAGGTGTGAATGTAATATTTGAAGGAACTATTTCTTTTGTATCATATTCTTGTGCAATCAAGTCATCCACAGCAGTCTCGCCAAGATCAAGTTGATTTTGCAACAAAGTCTCTGGTGAAATGTTGTACTGCATAATCAAGTGTGGATACAGACTGTTCAAGTCAAAAGATAGTACCCACTTGTGTTGTCCCACTTGTGGATCCTTAACATATGCGCCGACATACTTTTCTGATTTTGCAGCACGGCCAGATTTTTGTGGAATGACAATCTTTCTTTTGAGAAGATGGTTGTAAATAAGAACATCCCAATACTTCACAGAGGTGAATGCATCTGCCATGTTTACCTTTGCTTCATAAGTCATAGTCAGAAGCAAATCAATAAGTTTCATCTTATCGTCAAGTCTATCAACAAGTTCAACGTCTTGAATATTATAGTCTAGGAATGACTGATAATCTTTTGTGTACCAATCACGAAAAGTCTCATAAGGATTTTCATCCTTGCGTTCACCCAACTCAACAAAGGCAATATGATCAAGACGATAAGATTCTTGATATGCATATGTAAACTTACGATAGAGTTGTAGATAGTCAAGGTCGTTCACACCAAGAATATCATACGCTTGGTTTTCTTTACCATAGTAGACAACCTTACGAGAACTCACAACACCCCAAGGCGAAAGACGTTTGACGGCTTCCTCACCCATAATTTTGTTGATGCGATTTACAAGATATGGAATATCAAAGAACTCAGTGTTCCAACCAGTAATAACGTCTGGATGATCGTTCTCCCACCAAGAAACAAACTGTGCAAGAAGTTCTCGTTCAGTTTGACACTTAATGTATTCTACATCATTTCTGTTGTTGTGATAATCATACAACCCCCAAACAGTAATCTTGCCAGTCTGGTGATCTTTGACTGTGATTGATAACATAGGTTCGATAGCTTGGTCTGCGAATGGAAAACCATTTTCACACTCCACCTCAATATCAATAGTGATGATACGGAGTTGTGAACTATCGAACTGAATTTGTTTGGGATACTTTTCTGAAATATATGTGTATGGGAATTGTGCCATACCATACACAAGATGAGGCTGACTTTCGTATCTAGAGATAAACTCTTTCGCCTCTTTAATTGTAAGGAATTTCATTGGATTGACATTCTTGCCATCCAATGTTTTCCAACCAGTTTCTTTTTGAACTGGTACATAAAGAGTAGGTTCGTACTTTACTTTAAAGTTAGAACGAACACCATTCTCTACGGCACGAACAAG